AAGCATTCGTGGATGTTACGTTCAACACTAAAATAAATGGCCAAAAACACAAACAAGCGAATTCCCGTAAAGTGGGTTCGCGACAGGGCTAAAGCAGCCTATGAAAAACAAGATCGGTGCCATATCTGTGATAGTTCACAAGATTTAGAACTGCACCACCTACACTCAGTTACTATACTCCTAGATAAATGGGCTGAAGCCAAGGGTTACGATATTTCAACAGATGCCGGTATTTTAGCTGTGCGAGATGAGTTTATTGAAGAGCACCATGTAGAGTTATATGACCAAGTTTACACCCTTTGTAATCGTCATCATGTAGCGCTGCACAGTGTTTACGGTAAGGCTCCGCGCCCTGGCAGTGAACCCAAACAGGCTCACTGGATAGAAACGCAGCGTGCAAAACATACTGGTGATGTGGTGGAATCAGCGCCAATACCCAAAAAGAGCTTTGGTAGTTTTTTCTCAGAGTTCACTTAAGGGAAAACTATGTCAAGATTTACAGATTGGATTGTTGAAAAACTCAATCCAGCACAAGCCCGTATTGCTCAAGAAGCAGGTACACAAATTGGTTCTGAAGCTAAGGTAACTTATAAGCAAGCTTTTCAGAAGTTAGAGTCGGTTAATCGTTCAGTAAGTATGCTTGTTAATGCAGCTAGCTCGTTAGATTACGACGTAAAAGATAAAATCGCCGAAGGTGTTGTTAGTGGAATTCGTCAAAAGTCGCTTAACACCCTTTTAAACTTTCGACCGAATCCTTATCAGTCAACACAAGAATTTCGTCAAGCAATCTTTACAGATTTGATCTTGGAGGGTAACGTATTCATACACTTTGATGGTGTATTTATGTACCACTTACCTGCAGCTTCCACAGAAATTTTAACTGATACCAAAACGTTTATTCGTGGATTCCGTTATAACGGAATGGTTGACTTTAAAGAACCCGAAGTATTTCACTTTCGTGATTTAAATTCGCACTCAATATACCGAGGTGCATCGCGCTTAGAAGCAGCCCAACGATCAATTGCTACCTTATACGCAATGAAAGAGTTTCAAGAGAACTTCTTTGATAATGGTGCCGTATTCGGTTTAGTATTAACTAGTGAAAATACACTATCACAAGTTGCAAAAGAAAAAACAATACAATACTGGTTACAAAAATACTCAACTAAACAAGGCGGCAAGCGTCCAGTAATTTTGGATTCAGGATTGAAGCCTGCACAAGTATCAACTCAAAACTTCAAAGACATGGATTTTGACCAGTCTATTAAAACACACAATGAATTGATTATGCAATGTATTGGTATTCCGCCTATTTTGTTGGCTGGTGGGAACAATGCTAACATTTCGCCTAATTTACGCTTATTTTATTTAGAAACAGTAATGCCTGTAGTTCGTAAGTTTATGTCTAGCTTAGAACGATACTATGGATATGACATTGAAGCAATTACTAGTTCAGTTAGTGCACTACAACCAGAATTAAAAGATCAAGCCGCTTACTATCAAGCATTAGTAAATGGCGGAATTATAACAGCTAATGAAGCAAGACAAGAATTACGTTATGAACCAAAAACTGGTAATGACGAAATAAGAATACCCGCCAATATTGCGGGTTCGGCTGCTGATCCGTCGAAAGGTGGTAGGCCCACAGATAATCAGCAATAAAGGGGTAATATGGTAGATAAAAGTAAAGTACTGTTTTTAAACAGTTCATTTATCAAGAGCACTGCCACCGACGGAAAAACAGCCAGTATAACAATTGAAGGGTACGCAAGTACTACAGATATTGATAGACAGGGTGATGTTGTTCCTGTAAGCGTTTGGGAAAAAGGTATTCAGAATTACTTGAAGAATCCAGTAATTTTGGCGTACCATGACCATAGCGAACCAGTTGGTAGGATGGTAGAACATAGAATTGACGGCAAAGGGTTATGGATTAAAGCCAGAATCTCTTCAGCAGCCAGTGAGGTGTTCAATCTTGTAAAAGACGGCGTTTTAACGGCGTTTAGTATCGGATTCCGAATCGTAGATGCGGAGTACAACTCAGCTGCAGAGCTGTTTGTGGTAAAGGAATTGGAACTACATGAAATTTCAGTAGTATCAGTGCCAGCTAATCAAAATACACTATTTAGTCTTTCTAAGGCGTTTGATACAGCCGAAGAATTTAAATCTTTCAAAATGCAGTTTGCACCCAACAGCGAATCAGCTAAAGGGCTAGAATCCTCAACGGAAGCAAGCAGCGAAGTCAAAAAGGAAATGGAAATGGATCCAAAACAATTAGAACAAATGTTAGCTGACGCAGCTAGCAAAGCGGCTGAGCAAACTGCAAAAGCCATCGCCGAATCACAGGCAAAAGCATTGGCTGAAAAAGCTGCTGCTGACAAAGCCGAAGCTGAATTAGATGCACGCGTTAAAGCCGCTGTTGCCTCTATCTCTACTGTGGACACAGGTGCTGAGAAGCTCTTGGCCGAAGTTGAGAAGCGTTTAGCTGCTGCTGAAGATTCAAGCAAATCAGTTATCGCTGGTTTAGAAGCTTCTTTGAAAGAAAAAGCTGCTGAAATCGAAGCAATCACAAAATCTAAAATGTCTTTCCAAGACAGCAAAGACGGTATGTCTTACGCTGACAAAGAAAAGGCAGTTTTATTGTCTAAAATGGCTGGCAAGTCTGTTGACGGTACACGTACTGGTCGCGAATTAGTGCAAAAATACGGTGCTCACGTGCCTTCCGCTACATGGGAACTCGAAGTTTCTTTGAGCTTGGAATCTGAAGTTCGTCGTCGTTTGGTTGTTGCTCCAGTGTTCCGTAACATTGCTATGCAAACCAACGTGATGACAATCCCCGTGAATCCAGAAGCAGGTACTGCTACTTGGGTTACTAACGCTGAGTTTGGTGCCGTTCCTGCTACCCTTGGTGCAGCTGGTGCTTCTGCTGGTGGTAATGCTACTCACGCTCTCAAAGAAATCACTTTGAATGCATATAAACTCGCTACAAACGAGTACACAGCATACGAAGAAGAAGAAGATGCTTTGTTGGCTTTGATGCCAATCATCCGTGATGGTATGATTCGTCGTGTTGCTCGCGCTGTTGACAAGGCCTTCTTGTTAGGTGCTGGTTCTGGTTCTGACCCTGTTAAGGGATTGGCAAACTGGGCTACTAACACCACTGCCACTGGTAACACTGTTGCCGCTGGTATGACAGTTGCTAAAATGCGCACATTGCGTCAAGGTTTGGGTGCTTGGGGTCTCGATCCAGCTGAAGTAATCTATATCGTTAATACCGATACATATTACCAGTTGTTGGAAGACACAGTGTTCCAAACAATGAACCAAGTTGGTACACAAGCTACATTGTTGACTGGTCAAATCGGTCAAATCGGTGGAAGCCCTGTGTTGGTCTCCGCAGAATTCGCCTCACCAGGTACTGGTGTTGCAGGTGCAGTCTGCTTGAACCCAGGCAACTTTATCGTTGGTAACCAGCGCGGTCTCCGTATCGATACCCAAGAATTGGTTGAAACACAGCGTCGCGTTATGGTGGCTAGCCTCCGTACCGGTATGACACGTGTTACTACTAACTTAGGTAACGCTGTTACAGCTCACAAGTATACAGCATCTTAATTTGATGATGTAATTGTTAACAAGACCCTTTCGGGGGTCTTGTTTTATAAAGGTATTCTGTGCCTTTATAAAACAAGCGAGGTATTTATGGCAACAAATTTAGTAACAAAAGCAGAATACAAAGCTTACTTAGGAATTACAAGTGTAAACTCTGATGCAGAAATCGACTTCTTAATACCCAAAGTCAGCGACTTAGTAAAAACATATTGCCGTCGTACCTTCATTGATTACTACGACGAGGCCAAAATAGAAGTATTTGACGGTGGCTTTAAACAAATCATATTAAAAGAAACTCCAGTAGTATCAGTTAATTCAGTAGCTTATAGTGCAGATTATGGTAAGACATACAGCAATCTTGTAAAATTTACAGATTGGGTAGCACGTGACGATTATGTTATTAGTTTAAATCCTGGTGGATTTCCAGAACAAATCAATGGTTACAAAGTAACTTATTTTGCAGGCTACGAAACAGTACCCGCAGATTTAAAACTAGCAGTATTAGATTTAGTAGAATACTACTCAAGGAACAATGGTGCTGTACACAGTACTCGCGACATTACTCCTAATACTACGCAGATTACTTATATCGCTTCCAGCAACTTTCCCGCAGCGATTAAGCGTGTGCTAGATCAGTATATGGCGGATTTTACATGAGCGCAGAAGCTTTTAGACGTACTTTAAATAAAGTACCTGAACTAAAAGAATGGGCTTCTGGCCAACGAGATACTAGTTCTATTTTACAACAAACTAGAAAGTCTAGTAGAGCAGAGATAGAAAGCTCAACCGTAGATTTTATAATTCCATTAGAACAGCTATCAAGCATAGTAGGAAGTACTACTGCTAGCGCTATATTTAATGAAATAAAATCTGGAAAATATTTACAAGTGCCTGAGGCCGTAGTTTATCATAGTACTGCAGGCCAAGAAACAGTAGTTTTTAAGGATTTAAACTTTGGAAGTTTAAATAAAACAGTAGCAGGGTACTTACAGCAAATAGCTAAAGATGCTGGTGCACAAAATGCTGAGAATGTATCTCAAACAGTTTTAAACGAAATAAAAAATCGAAAATATGATAAAGGTCACGTATATGGGTGGGCAAATACTTTACTACAGCGAACAAAAGGTAGTATTGGCGAAGCACTAAAAGACCCTAGACGCCAAGTACCTGCAGCACAACTTGATAAAGAACTAAATGCTTTAAATGGGTTTATAGATACGCTACTAGATATTGTAGAAGAATATGACGAAGCTACTAGCGATATTAAAGGTTTAAAAACTAAGTTAGGTGCTAAATATCGTAAAACTGATTCTAGTTGGCTTATTGAATGGCAAGGTAGCGCTGGACAACAAGCAGCTGGTGGCCGTGTAGGTCGAGTAGCTGGTAAGCAGGATACAGGTATTCGCGGATTCTTAAAACAAGTAGGATACAGCAACCAAAGTTTAATTGAAAAAGCCTTGGATAGCATGGTAGACGGCTTTGTAAAAGAAGGTCTAATATCCGAAGGGTCTCAAAGCTTAGTAGAACTAGAATCTTCCCCTGCTATTGTAAAACTAATCGAAGACAGATTAGTCGCCACTATTAGTGGTAAAAAAAGAAAATTAAAGAGTGAGTACACAGGAACAATAGGTAATCTACCTGAACTAACTGCTAGAAATGTGGTTGGAACTGCCAAAGCTAAGGCTGATATTCGAAGAACAAAAGCAGAATTAAAAACCCTTAAACAAAAAGTTACTAAGGCAAAAAGAGAAGTAAAAAAGCAAGCTTTACCAAAAACAGTAAATTTAGTAAACTTACTTGCTATTTTAAATTCTCAGATACAGGACGTAGTTAGTGCTAACATGGGTGATGGAAATAGAAAAGACATACTTAATTATAGAACAGGCAGATTTGCTAGTACAATTAATATAGACCATCTTACCCAAAGCCGCGAAGGTTTAATTACTGTTTTTTATAGTTATATGAAAAATCCTTATGCAACTTTTAGTGCTGGCGGTAAACAAGAAAGACCAAAAACCCGAGATCCTAAACTTCTTATCGGTAAGTCTATACGAGATATTGCCTCACAGGTAGTTACCAATCAATTAAGGGCTATACCCATATGAGCAAACGAAATAGTATTGCAAAAGCACTTGCAGAAAAATTAAAAACAATTGATGGTACTGGCCCTTATACATCAAATTTATATGATAACAGTTATGCAAAGCTAAAGTTCTGGGACGAAATACAAGACTTTCCAGCAGTATATTTAGTTCCAGGCACAGAGGTTCGTGAGTATCATCCAGCTGACTTTACTTGGTGTTTTTTAAACATATCGCTAAAAGTATATGTCCGAGATCAAGACAACCCTCAGTTCGCGCTAGAAACCCTATTACACGATTTAGAAACTTGTATAAATGCTAATCGCGTATTAGTCTACGACCAGGATAATAGCCTGGAAACGACCGAAATATTAATTCAGTCGATAATGACCGACGAAGGGCTGTTAGTTCCTTACGGTGTCGGAGAGATTAACCTACAAGTGCGGTATGCACTACAATAACGTTATCGGCACCAAAACAGATAAATGTCTAGTAGGTGTGCCTTACGTTCCAACCACAAGGAAATAAAATATGGCATTTAATTTAATTCGTAATAGTCGCGTATTTTACACAAGCAATGTAGATATAACTACAGGTGCGGTTAAAACTACGGGATTCACTACGGCTAATACCCGTGAAATTCAAGTTTTGGAAGGATTCTCCTTCTCACAAAACACTACTTCAGAAACAGTCACATTAAACGAAGCCGGTGCTGCACCAGTTCGTGGACAGCGTAGTTTTAACACTGCACTAGATCCTGCTGACTTTTCGTTTACAACCTACATGCGACCCGCAGACATTGGTTCAACCATCAGCTGCGAAGAATCAGTACTATGGAACGCAATGTTCTCGGCTTCTGAAATTGGTGGTGCAAATCCTGCTTGGACAGATGGTGCTAGTTCTGCTACCTGTGTGGTAACAAACTCAGACAAGCATCAATTATTGGCTTTTGGCTTGATTATTGTAGTTGACGAAACTACCTTTGTTATTGACAATTGCGTATTGAATACTGCTACTATCGACTTTGGTCTGGACGCTATTGCTTCAGTACAGTGGGCAGGACAAGGCGGTGTTTTACGTCAAATCACTAGTCCAACTATTGGCGCTGGAACATTAAGTGGTTCAGTTGCTGGTAATTTCTTGCAAAAGAATACTACTGCCCCTTATATCGCTAACAAACTCAGCGTTGTTACCTTAGATGAAGGTATCGGTGCAGGTGGTACTGCTTATACTATCCCAATCACTGGTGGTAGCTTGACAATTAGCAACAATGTTACTTATTTAACGCCTGCCAACTTGGCAACTGTTAATAAGCCT